GATTTGACGCTCTCGATCCGGGCGCGGCGGTTGGCCGGGAATGTCACCGGAGAGATTTCGTACAGATTGAGCTTTTTCAGGAGCCGAACTGCGCCGTCTTGGTCGGTATCTTCCTCTCGGTAGCCGATGGACAGACCGCCGATGGCCTTGTTCTTGGCAAGCGTATGGACCTCGCGCGCCCGTTGGATATCAAGCAGGAATCGGCCCTTGCCCCACAGTCCCTTTGCATCCTCGGCCAGATCCTCCCAGACGCCGATCGGCTGGTGGGCGTCATGGTTCCAGAGCATCAAGACGTTGGAGCCTTCACGCTTGTGCTTGGCCAGGCTCTCCACGAAAGCGCCTGGCATCACCTTTTCGCCGTAGCTGTCGATGTTCCCGAAGATGGAACCGTAGCCTTCAAAGGTGCCGTCTTCCGACAGGTCTTTGACCTGCAGGGCGAAATCCTTCGTTTTCATGTCGTTCATTCCTCGTTGGGCGGGGGCAGTTGGGTCTGCGTTCCGGCCTGAGTGATCGGAACGTTCTGCATCTGCATACGCGGGACATCGCCGCCATCGACGGCAGGCATGTTTTCAAGCGCTCTGACTTCGTTGATCGTCATCCAGCCATTGGTGAGGCCAGACTGGTAGAAGCTCGCCCTTGCCGCGCTATCGCCCCGTAGGAGGCCTTCAAGGTTGAACTCGATCGTTATTCCGCTGGCTCGGTCTTCTGGCTTGAGCAGCTGCTTCTCCAGCGCCTGCTCGATGCGTTTCAACCGGCGGCGGAGCGTGAACTTCTGGAACGCCAGGGTTTGCTGCTCAAGGCCTGTTCCCCAGCTGGTGGACTTCTCAGTCCGGCCAACCATGTGAGGAGGCACGCCGAAGAACCGGCAGATTTCCTCGACCGAGAAGCTGCGAGATTCCAGCATCTGCGCGTCTTCAGGCGAGATCGTCAGTTGCTCCCATTTGGTGCCGCCTTCAAGAATCAGCGGTCTACCGGAGTTAGCCGCCCCCAGAAATCTCTCTGTCAGCTTTCTTTCTGCCAGTTCCCTTTGCTCTGGAGACAGCCAGTCGGCAAACGTCAGTGCGCCTGATGGGCGTAGGCCGTTTTTGAACATTCCGCCAGCAGATCGATCGACAGCACGCGCCAGGCTGAAGGCGTTCCGGCCGAAGTGCAGCGTCGACATGCCGCCAAGCGGGTTGCCGCCGAAGCCGCGGATATGCATCATGGCACCGTCTGTCTCGACGTAGGACTTGCCATCCTCGGTCCAGCGGTACTCGATCGATCCATTGCTCAGCCTGCGAACCGAAACAAGGTTTGGCGCGACGGGATGAAGGCCAGAGACTTGGCCGCCGTTGCGCTCAATGCGGGCATAAGCGTTGCCCCACAGTTCGAGCGAAGCACTGACGAACTCCCAGAAGTCGACCGCCGTCTGGTCATAGTTCGGGCTGTCGTGAAGAACACGATAGAGCCGATGGTCGCGCGCCACTGTGCGCTTTCCCTGCGCATCGGTGCGATAGACCATCAATGGCAGGCTGGCGATGGTGCCGGCAAGCAAGTT